CAGCGCTTTGCTTCCCCATCGAGGCGATGGTTTTTACAACATTGATCTTCGTTGGGATTCAGAGATCGCTTAACAAGCAGCTTTGCCGCAAAGATTTAGTTTCCTTTGCGGACTCGGTGCGTGTCTTTGGGGACGATCTAATTGTCCCTAGAGATCATGTGCCCTCCGTCGTCAGCTCACTCGAACATTTCGGTGCTAGAGTGGGTACTGACAAGAGTTTCTGGACTGGAAAGTTCAGGGAGTCTTGTGGTCGGGAGTACTTTAATGGATCGGACGTCAGTATTGTCCGTGTCCGGCAAGCGTTTCCGACACGACGGCAGGACGCAAGTGAGGTTATCTCACTTGTTTCGCTACGTAATCAACTGTATTACAGTGGTTACTGGCAGACAGTGAAGTGGTTGGATGGACAAATCGAGAAGGTACTGACACACTTTCCGACTGTCCAACCCACATCCTCACTGCTGGGCAGGGTGAGCTTCTTGTCCTATAAAGCAGAGGCCCAATGGCAGCCGCGCTCTCACGCGGAAGCCAAGGACCTCTTGCCTAAGGATAGGCGGCTTCACCCACGCCTTCATATCCCCTTAGTTAAGGGATATGTAGTGGAGGCCAAACCCCCTCGAGATCTTCTGGGGGGGACTGGTGCCCTGCTTAAGTGTCTTCTCAAGCTGGACGAGGGGAGTAGCTTAAGGGATTCAATTCCCTGCTCTCCCGACAGCACATCGCTGGACGGATTTCGATCCGTTCCGCGGAGCTCCTATGGGGAGCGATCCCCTAGAGTTAATGAGAACCACCTAGAGCGTTCTGGACGCCCCAAGTCGTCAACACTAAAACTTGGGTGGAGATCACCCCTTTAGGGAGTGGTCGGGGCCAGTATAACTACTGACCTTGAGGGAGAGTCCGAAGTTCCCTTCTAGGCGGCTAATAACCGCTCGAAGGGTCCTGACCGTACGGATACCCTGTATGGGATCCAAGCGGCTGGACTTTTATGTCGTCGTGAGACGGCATGGGAG